TTACGGTGTAATACAAGGAGATGGAACAACATATACTTGGAAAGATAAAAATGGTGTTGGATTATTTGATATAACTTTTAACTCTATCGGTGATTCGACTAGACCAAACAATTCTTTAACTATTAAATCAAATGCAGAATATAATTCAAAAACACTTAGTGAATTAAATAATAATTTTATCGATTCACTTACATTGTTTAATTCATCTAATATACTAAGTAGAATTATCGATACCATTTTCGGTTCAATTTCTTTTCAAATTAAAAAACCTAGACTCCAATTAGAAATGGAAGAAAAGGTAAACAAAATTGTTGATAAATTGGTGGATGAAGATATAAACGCAAAAGAAAGTGATTCTAATGATGACAGTTTTTTTACTTTTAGTAATGATGAAATAGCAATTATTGAAAGACGTTCTAGTGAAAGACAAAGAGGTGTTATCAAGATAAAAACATCAGAAACAATTGATGGTTCTATTCCAGTATCTACACTCACCGATTTTAATGATTCATTATCTACAACTACAACAATACAAGAAAAAAAATACGTAATATCAACTAGTCTAGATAACATGGCTAATCAAAGCACCAGTAATGTTAAATTAAATGTAGATAAAGGTTCTGTTAAATTAAATTTTTTCCAATTAATTATTACAAATATTATTAAATCTATTGTGGGTGTTATCCTATCACCTAAAGTTGTTTTTATTTTTTTAATAAATTATAACATAATTTACGGACCAGATGTTAAATTTAATGATTCAGTTGATTTTATTAAAAAATGTAAAAACTTATTCAAACAAATAATTAAAAGAATTTCTGGGTTGATAATTAAAATATTACTATCAATTGCCTTACAAAAAATAGCAAAACTAGTAGGTGATGCCATAGCTAAAAAAAACACGGAAAAAATAAAAAATAAAAAATCTCAGTTATTAAGTCTTGTTGGTGTATCACAAGATATTTTGAGAACAATTAAAGGATTAACATAATGTTAGAAATAAATACACTTAGTAATATATTAAATTTAATTTTATCAGCATTCGCAATACCAGATGAACCAGTTGCACCACTACCACCACCATTAATTGTTGTGGGGGCTCAACTAAGACCAGGCATGTCATCGCAAGCAATTGCAGCTAGAATTATTTCCAGACAATCAGAATCTGGTAGACAAGTTGGTGATGTATTTGCTGATGGACCAAATGTAGATGAAACTATGGAATTAATTAGAGTAGAAGAAATATTAAATTCGTTATTAACAGAATCGGTTGTTAATATTGCAATACCACCTGGAATTTCAGTTACAACCGTAGGTGTTGGTAATTTAGGTGCACCAGTTATTTCACAAGGCGTTACAACAACTATTGCAACTGGGAATGGAATAATTAGATAAATTTTTATTATGGAAGAAAAAAAAGACAATTTAGAATCAAAAACAAACAATGAAATATTATTCCACATCAAACAATTAGAATCAGACCATTTCAATTATATGTTATATTTATTAATATGGAAACAAAAACACAAAAATTTATATCTAAAGCTGAATTAAAGCATGGTAATAAATATGATTATTCGTTAGTTAATTATTTTAATAATACGACTAAAGTTAAAATAATTTGTCTAAAACATAGTGAATTTGAACAAACTCCAAGTGCTCATTTAAGAGGACAAGGTTGTCCAAAATGTAATAATAGAAAAAAAACTAATCTAATGAACACAAAAAAATTAATTGATAATTTAGTGAATTCTAACCAATATAATTATTCATTGGTAAATTATATTGATGACCAAACTAAAATTAAAATAATATGTTCAACACATGGTATATTTGAGCAATTACCTAAAATACATTTAAATGGTTCTGGATGTCCTAAATGTAAATACGATTTAATTGCTAATAAAACAAAATTAACTAATAACATTTTTATTCAAAAAGCTAAAAATATTCATGGTGACAAATATGATTATTCGTTAGTTGAATATGTTAATAACAGGGTTAAAATTAAAATAATTTGTCCAGTTCATGGTGAATTTGAACAACAACCTAGCGGTCATTTAACTGGTAATGGTTGTTCTTTATGTGGTAATAAAAATTTAGATAATAATAAATTTATTGAAAAATCTAAATTAGTCCATTTAGAAAAATATAACTACACTCTAGTTGATAACATCATCAATAATAAAAGTAAAGTTAAAATAATGTGTCAAATACATGGTGTTTTTGAACAAAAAGTGAGGCATCATTTAAATGGTGCTGGATGTCCGAAATGTAATGAGTCAAGAGGTGAGCGTGAAGTAAAAAATTATTTAATTAAAAATAATATTAAGTTTATACCACAAAAACGCTTCCCTGATTGTAAAGATAAAAAAGAATTACCTTTTGATTTTTACTTATCTGAATTGAACACATGTATTGAGTTTAATGGTCGCCAACACTACGAAGAAATTAAATATTGGGGTGGTCAAAAAGGGTTAGATAATCAACAGAGAAGGGATAAAATAAAAATAGATTATTGTTTAAATAAAAAAATAAAATTAATAATAATAAATAACGTTAAAAAAATTGATGATAATTTAAAATGGATGATAAAAAAAAATTAGATAATATGGATAATAATTCTTTACTATTCTACATCAAACAATTAGAATCAGACCATGAATCTATTAAATTGAGAATGATATTAGATTTTGACAAATTAGTTGAAATAGAAAAAAGCTTTGACCAAGCAAATAGAATAATTTTAAAAAGATTAAAAGGGGAATAATATGTATTTTATAGGAAACGGTACGAATAAAGTTTTCATGGCAAACAGTGAATACAATCAAGACAACTTTAAATATTTAAAATATGGTGTTGTTGATTCGATTGAAGATGAAAATGGAATGGGTAGGATTAAAGTCAGAATCAACGGTTCACCAACTGTAGGTGGTGATGGTGATTTACCTACAAAAGAACTACCATGGGCTTTTCCGTTGTTACCAAAACACCTTTCAACAATCCCAAAAGTAGGTGAAGTTGTATGGGTTTTTATAATGGGTAAAACTTCGCAACATGCTGATAGACTTTATATCGGACCAATTATATCTCAATTAGATAAATTAGAAAATGATAAAGCATCAGCTTTAACACCTTTAAGACCTTTTACATTTGGACAACTAACATCTGGACCTCCAGTTTTAAGTGACAACACAACAAATAAAATTATACCAGAATTAATTGGTGTTTTTCCTAAATCTGATGAAATTTCAATACAAGGTAGATATAATACAGATATAACCCAAAAAAATAATGAAGTTGTAATTAGAGCTGGAAAATTTGAATCATCTAATTCCAATCAATTTAAAATTGCTTTTAATAGTAAAACACAGGGGTTTATTCAAATAAAAAATGGTGTTAAAATTCCAATATCAGATGATTCTGAAACAACAGAAACTGGTACTGTTATTAATATCGTTTCAAGTAAAATTAATTTATTAACACATAAAAACGGGTCACCAAACATAACCTTAAACCAAGAGAACCTTATTAGTGATGAGGAATTAACCAATATTTTAAAAGACGCACACCAATTACCATTTGGTGATATTTTATTAGATTATTTACGATTACTTAAAGACGCAATTTGTTCACATGTACATAACGGAAATGGTAACCCAGCCACTGACTTAACAGCTTCTGGAAATATACAAGCGATAGCCGCTTTAAAATCAAAAGCTGAAGATTTAGAAAAAAGAATGTTAAGTAAGAATATTCGTATTAATTAATATTTTAATATATAACTTAACATTTCTATATTAAATGATATTTATATATAAAATATAATCAATGGTAATTAGAACCTTTTTCGATAAGAATAACACAATAGTTTACAATTCAAATGTAAATACTGGGTTAAACCCTATAACTGAACTATTTTATGGTGGTCCATCTGGAAATAACAACTACAGTAGGTTTTTATTTTATTTTGATGAAACAAGAATTAAATCACTTTATAGTGGTGGTACATTCGCTGATTTATCTAAACTAAAACATACTCTTAGAATGACAAATACAGGTGCTTTTGATAAGGAATTGTTAAATTCAACAATAGGTTCAAAAGACAGAACAGCATCATTTAATCTAATCTTATTTAAAATCGACCAACCATGGGATAATGGTGTTGGGTACGATTATGAAATCCCATTATTAACTTTTGGTGACTCAGCTTACTATGTTGGTGCATCAAACTGGGTTAGAGCTCAAACTGGTATTGAGTGGAATGGTGGGGCAGGTGTTTATTCTGGTTCACCAGCTTCTATCACTATAGCTTCACAACATTTTGATAAAGGTAATGAAAATATAGAAATGGATATTACTGATTATGTTAATGGTGTATTAACTGGTGATACTAATTATGGTTTAGGTATAGCATATGATAGAAGTTATGAATTATTAAATACAACAGCACCACAATATGTTGGTTTCTTCACAAATAACACACAAACATTCTACGAACCGTATATTGAAACAATATATGATAACCATATAAAAGATGATAGAAATAATTTTTATTTAGATAAAAATAATAAATTATATTTGTATGTTAATTTAGGTGGTAATCCAACAAACTTAGATTCTATACCAATAGTTGAAATATACGACTATACCGATTCATTGTTTTCATCATTCACTCAATCACAAGTAACACACGTAACAAAAGGTGTTTATTCTATTGATTTAATTATACCATCAAATGGTTCAAATGATTGCGTTATGTATAATGATATTTGGAAAAATATAGTAATTAATGGAATAACTAGACCAGATATTTCTTTAGATTTTGCAATGAAAGATTCTACGGAATATTATAATATCGGAACAGCTGATAACCTACCTAAGAAAACTGCTGTAAGTGTTTCTGGTATACAAAACAATGAGAAAATAAAACGTGGTGATGTTAGAAAAATAATTGTTTCTGCTAGAATACCCTATACTGTAGAACAATCTCAACTTATTGATGATATAAAATATAGGTTATATGTTACTGAAGGTAAATCAGAATTAACTGTAATTGATTTTCAACAAGTTGAAATGAGTAATAACCACTATTACTTATTATTAGATACTGCTAGTCTTATACCAAACACATATTATTTGGATATACTAGTTACATCTAATTTAGAGGTAACAACACTAAAAAATGTATTACAATTTGATATTATTAATCAAGTTGATATGCGTAAATCACAATAGATATAAAACATGAAAAATCTTTTAAATTTTACATTACCAATAATTCCATTAGATAAAGCAAATCATTTTATTTATGGTTTTATTATTTTCATAATCTCAAGTTTTATAATAACAATAGCAACAAATCAAAATTCTAATTATACCACTTTAAAGACAAATGTAATTTCATTGTTAATAACAACGTTATTTGCATTATTTAAAGAAATTAAAGACCAAATAACATATAAAGGTTTTTGTTGGTCTGATTTATTAACAACTATTATTCCTAGTATTTTGATAACATTATTGGATTACTTAAACATGGTTTAAATATGAAAAAACTTATAAAAAAATTACTTAGAGAAGGTTATAACCATGTTAGTTTAGATTACGTTAAAAATAAAAAACCTAAATTAGATAGCTATAAAAATTTTAAACAAAAAAATATTCGTGATTTTGTTTTAATTGCTGACATGTATAGTGAAGATGAAATTAAACGTTTCGGTCTTTTAGGTCAAATTTTAGTTTTTGATAAAAACGATAATACTGAAATAGGTAATTCTTCTTTTGGTTTTAATGAAGAAGGTATCTTAAAAGCTAGTATTGATGTAAGACCAGATTTTAGGCGAAAAGGTGTAGGTACTCAAATGTATTTATATATTGAAGAATTAACTGGACTAAAGATAACACCTTCACCTAAACATTCATCTGATGCTGAAAAATTCTGGAATCAATCAAATAGACCATTTGGTTTAGATGAAGCCATTTCAGACTCCACATTCAACGAAAACTTCAATAGATGGTTTGATGGTAGTAAAGTTGTAGATGAAGCTGGAAAACCGCTTATATGTTATCATGGTAGTAGTAAAAACATAACTTCATTCAATACTAAACGTTCAGCTCAAGGTGTATTTTGGTTTACAACCGATAAAAATAAAATATTATCTGGTGAATCTGGAGCCGCAGCTACCAATAAAATAATACCCGTATTTATTTCAGCTAAAAAATTAGCTGGTTGGAATGAATATGAAAAATTAGGTCTAGGTCAAATAGAAGATATGGGGTATGAAGCAATAAAATTAGATGATGATTATATTGTATTTGACCCAAGAAAAATAAAGTCAATAAATAATAAGGGTGATTGGGATATCAATAATAAAAACCTTTTTAAATAAATTATGAAAAGTTTTATAAAAAGATTACTAAGAGAACAAATGATTGATGGTCAAAACATGAATTCAGCTATGCAAACTATGTGTAATAAAATTAGTGTTAATTCTTATCGAGAAGTTTTAAATTATGTAGAAGCAGCACTTAAAGATGTTAGTGAAGAAACTAGACATAAAGTTATGCAAAAAATACATGCACCATTAGAAAATTTAAAGAACGAAGAAAATAAAATCACAGATGAATTTAAAACAGTTCATATGACTGGAGATAGTATTCCAGATGAAGCCAACACTTATTGGCATCAGATTCAATCAACAATTTGTGAAATGGGTCCCGATTTTCAATAAAAAATTAAAAATATTTAAGTAAATATATTTTATTGTATTAATTTTGAATCATTAACCATATCAGACCCCCAAATACAACCAGATGCTACATCCCAACCATAATACCAAAGCATGTTAAGTCTAGCTTGATAAATATATGGTGCTATTTCTATACCACCATATTTTTCACTAACTTTTACCCAATCAATATAATGACTTTCAATACCATATTCTTCATTAAATGATTGTAAATCACTATAATTGTTAATTTTTAATAATCTACTTTCATCAACGTCTAAAACAAATGCGTGGTCTCGTTCCCACTCTGGCATATTATCTTTAACCCAACTAATCCATTCAGTCCCTATAGCATACCATAAACCAAAAGGCTTAAACATAAGTTTGTTAGGTTGTTCTATAGGTGAATAATTAATTTTATCACCACCTAAAGATGCTCTTGGCTCCATTGTAATTCTAGCGTTAGGATATTGAGTTTTAATAATTTCATATACGTCATCACTAATCTCGTTTAACAAATTTTCTCTAAGTAATTTTTTTATTATATTTTTCATATTTATATATCAAATAAAGTTGGGTGTAAATCAACTGAAACACCAGTTAACGCTCTAGGATTTTTTAATGTCCCATCATCTATTAATTTAGGTAATGCTTTTCTAGTATCTTTAGATTGCAACCTAATCGACACACTATCAATATTATTATTTTTTAATGTTTTAATTAAATTCCTTAAAAAACCACGTCTTTTTAAATTTTCATCATAATTACCAATTGGTTGACTATTCATTTGAGTTATTGAAGCAACTTTTTTATTATTAAGTATTTTAATATCACCAAATGCTCTACCATCGTAATTGTCAGTATATTCCCAACTATAATATTTCTCTTCACCAATTTTTTCATCGGTGATATCATCTAATATATCTTTAACTTTTGGGTTAATAGTTAATTTATTTTCATTTATAATATTTTCATTTAATAAACTATATTTAATATAATTTTGTAATTCTCTCCAATCTAAATCACTAATACCCTTATATCCTTTGTCTTTAAATAATTTATTAAGTTCTTCTCTAGATAAATCTTTAATGTTAGTAACATAATTATTCACAAAATTATTGGATAAATCTTTATTTATTTTAACAACTGGTATTATATTACAACCTAATTTCATAGCTGATGATGCTCTATGTCTACCCTCTTGGTCAGATTTACCATCAACATAATAACCTATTGGTGCTTTACTACCATTCTTCATCATTAAACTATATTTTTCAGCTTTCTCATCACTATAAGCACTACCTAATACATCAGCATACGATAAACCAAAACCATTTGCTATCTTATAAAGATATTGTTTTGGTTTTAAATATTCAATTTCTTGTAACTCCCTTTTACTAATAATATAATAAAGTGGGTGTTCTAAACCACTATAATTTTCCAAACTTTTCATATCAAAATATTTACAACAATCACAATTTTGACTTGAATTAATCGAATTTAACATTACATCAATATCATGAATATTTAATTCTTCTCTAAGTAATTTTTTTATAACTTCTTTCATTTTAATACATTTTATTAAACATATCATGTCCAATTTTATTTATAAACTTACTATTTTCAGAATAATTACCTATTTCATCAAAGAAATCTTCAGTATTTGATTCTAACATATATAAATCATCTGGTTCCATATAAAACCTAGAATTAAACAAATATTTTACATCATCATCAACATCATTGTAACCAATCATATCCCTATAACCATCATCACCTTCTTTTAATTCAATAACCTTTACATCAGAATTATTCCCATTATAAAAATATTCCCATATTCTTAAAGCTTTTCTGTTGGTATTTCCTTCATAATCTGGCATTAATGGATTATCATATACTGATTGCATAGCTAATTCATACATTAATGGACCATAACCTTTTTTAGCACTTGCCAATTCAACGTATAAATTACCCTTATGATTTCCAATAGCTATAAAACCTAAAACACCTTCTTCTGGTGTCTCACTAGCCCAAAATTGGGTGTTATATAACGTTAATGAAGTATTAGATAACACTAAAATAGTTTTATTATCTAAATGATTCATATCAAATCGTTCTTCATCTAGTAATCCCTCTCTTAATAATTTTTTTATTATATTCTTCATTTAAAATTCTTTATTATAAATATCATATTAAACAAAAAAGACCACCATACGGTAGTCTTTTAAGTTTATATAAGAAATTTGATTATCTTAATTCATTAATGTTGAAAGTAGGTACACCATCAACCATTACATGCCCGTAAAACCTATTATTGACAATTTTTTTAGCATAACGAGTCATAATACCTTTCACTGGAGCGAAGTTAAATGGGTTATACATAGTTGGAGTTAATTGCAACGGTACGTAAGGAGCGTAGATATAACCAGTATCCAATAATGATTTACCTTTGTGCCCAATGATTACAGAGAAAGCTGGAGCATAAGGGTCACGGTACACTTGGTAACGTCCACTTAAAGAACCGATTCTTTCAATACCCATGTTGTATTGGTCTTGTTCTGGGTTAGCATCAGATACGTGGAAGTATTCTAAATCATCAAAGATTGCAGAGATTTCAGAAGAAACTACGATAAAGTTAGCACCACCTCTAAGAGTAGATTTATGGATTTGAGCAGAAACTTGGTTTAATTTAGTAATTAAAGTTTGGTTCCATTCTTTTTGAGTATATGGGTTAGCAGATGTAGCAGCTTTTCTCCATCCATTGTAATCCCATCTCAATTGCCAAGCAGCAGCTTTACGTATATCTCTAAGGATTTCACGGTCAATCTCAGCAGCAACTTGTTCAGATAACATTGCAGTTAATTCAGCTTCAGCATCGATGTTGTGGAATGCACTAACGTCTTGCGCTAACTCTGGAGACCATGTAGCTCTTAATTTTCTTTCTTCAACAGATACAACAACTTCGTCTAATCTGAAAGATACTTCTCCCATTTCAGTTTCAAGTTCTAATGAAGCGTATTCAGCCCATGCAGAAGTGAAAGTGAAAGCAGATACAGTTGTAGCAGATGCACCAACATAACCATCATAAGTAGCAGTACCAGGAGTTACAACAGCACCAGCAGCAGTTGTTCCAACAGGGTGACGTAAATCTAACTCTACATAACAAGTACCAGTACCATCAGTTAAATTACTAGAACTAGAAGTAACGATACCTTTACCGTATTGTTGAGTAACTAAACGGAAAGGAACTTCTTTACCAGCAGCGATAACAGCGTTTCCATCTCTATCCAAGATAGCATTAGTAGTCACAACACGTAATGAAGCTAAGAAAGATTCAGTATCTGTATTGTTACCATTAGCACCAGTCATTTTTTCTCTACCATTACCAATAACGTTTTTAGAGAAACCAGTAATACCTAAGATAATACCTCTTAATGAACCATCAGTTGCAGTTGGTCCAGCAGACATTGCTCCAGTAGCTACAGTATAAACACCATCATTACCTAAAGTAAATACAGCGTTACCACCAACTTGGATAGTAAGAGTACCTTTAGAGTTGTCAAATAAACCATCATTGTAGAATGCATCATAAAGATTTTTACCTACGAATGGAGTTACAACACAACCACCAGAATTAATACAAGATGGTAAAGCAGCTCCAACTGGAACACCATTGTTAAGACCACCTAAACCAGTGTGTCCAGAGTATTGTTGATTTGCCGTTAAACTACCATCATTCGCATATGGAGAACCAGCGTTTCCAGCAGCATCAACACGAGAAGATGTTTGTGGAACGAAGAAGAACAATTTACCGATTGGCATGTTCATAGCTTGTACAGATACGATATCGTTAGCTAATAATTTAGAGAAAACTCTACGTACAATTGGGAAAACTACAGTTTCAAAAGAACCAGAGTTAGTTGCAGTAGTAGCTTCAGTCAATAAAGAAGACGCTTGGTTTTCATATAATTGAGCAATGTTTTCTTTTACGTGTCCTCTAAGACCGTCTAGGAATCCTAATGAATCCCATTTTGTTTGAGTTTCCAAACGAATAGCTTTCATGTGGTTTAAACCGATGTTACCTACTTGTCCAGATGTTAATAAATGTGACATAATTTGTTTTTTATTTTTTTGTTAGGGTTATTATTTTATTTTTTTATCTTTTTTCAACTCTGCTAATCAAATCCATGATTCTTTTTGTTGATGGGTCAACATATGCTGTACTTTCATTTAATTGTTTTGAAGTACTAGTAGATGCTTCTTTAATAATTTTACGTTCTACTGATTCGTTGATTGGTTTTCTAGTTTCCAATTCATTAGCAATAGTTTTGTAAAGTTTTTTAGATTCAACAAGATTGGAAACCTCATCAAATCTTTTAATAATATTTTGTTTTTCAGATTTTGTTGTTGAATGTTCTTGTAAGATTCTTACAACATATGTAAGATTACTATTAAAAACAACAGTTTCAACTAATTTAGTTCTAAATTCTCTAAGAGCAGTTCTAAACTCATCATTCTCAGATTTTAATTTTTTAGCTTCAGTTAGTAGAGTATTGTATTTTTTAGCTGTTTCAGAAACGATTTGTCTAGCTTTGATGGTTTCATCAAGTTTTTCACCATCAACACTTTTTTTACCGAAACCTAAATGAGATGAACCAGAACGTCTTTGTCCTTGGTGACCAGCTTTACCATTTACATTTGCAATATTTTCTTCAATTTCTTCTTCTTCTTCAGATTCTTCCTCATCACCAAATTCAGAATCACCTTCTTCAGATTCTACAGCTTCTTCGTCACCGAACTCACTTTCCTCTTCTTCAGATTCTTCCTCATCATCACCCATTTCAATGTCATACTCAACATCAGCAGATTCTTCCTCATCATCACCCATTTCAATAGGTTCTTCATCAAAGTTTTCTTCATCAGCCAAATCAGTACCACCTTGTAGTGAATCTAGTTTTACAACATATTCACCTGGTTCTGTAATGTTTAAGCGAAGTTCATCACCAACAATTTCGATTTCATCTTCACCGCTCATTTTTTTGTAAATTGCGATTACGTCTTCATCACTTGCTCCAGTCATATCAAGTTCTTCAGATGATTCCTCATCTTCCATTCCCATTGCATCCATAGCTGGTAATTCCATTTCTGAACCTCCCATTTCTGAATCTACATCTTCCATACCACCTTCTGCGTCAAATTCGTTTTCGTCTTCCTCTCCAGCTTCACCAGCTAAAGGGTCAACATCTTCTTCTTCATAAGTCATTTCTTCCAAGGACTCTTTCACTACACTATCAATTTCTTCTTTAGCTACGCTACGAAGTATTTCTTTTGTGTTTGCATTGAGAGCTGATTGAATGTTTTTAATATCCAATAAAGCTTCTTCAAGTATTGATTTTTTTTCTGCCATTTTATCTTTTTTTTATTTCTTCTTTTTATTAGATAAGCACGAGATGTTATCTCATTTGTTAATAAATATGTGTGTTTTTAACAAAAAACATTTTTTATTTAAAAAAATATTATTTTTTTATTATTCGAATAAAAATTTATCTAAATCATTTAATAAATTTTCTTTTATTAATGGTTTTTTAGTTTCCACGTTTTCTACATAAGGTGTCATTTCTTCCCTACTACGACCTATCCAAGCATCTGGAGTAGATGGTGCTGTAACAACATCCCAACAAATTATTTCAAAATCTTCTTGAACAATTTGTTCGCCATTCTTACCTTCTTTAAGTGAACCTACACCTCTAGAAGAAACACCAATCTTAATTCTATTTCTTAATAAATTTGCGACTTCATCACCTTTTGTTGACACTATACCATAATTTATAAACCCAGGTGTCATTAATATTTCCATTTTACCCATAAGCGTATGACCTTCCCACCACGTTTCAACAATGTTATGTGAAATCCTATCACCAGCGATAACGCTTGATTCTGGGTGGTCTAATTCACCTACTGCTCTACGTTCACGTATTGCTTCTTGGTATAACCTATCTTGCGATTTAAGAATTGATTCTGGGTATATTCTACCATTACGATTAAGGATACCGTATTTTTGTAGTACAACATAAACGATAAGTGGTTCAACGATGCTGATTCTATTACCACTATCTATTTTTTTTATTTCATTTATGAAAGGTTGATTTCTAGGTTCATCAGGTGAAATAAACCCAGCGTCATGTTCAATTAAGACTCCATAACCAATTTGACCTCTTTTTAATAATTTTATATCTTTATCCATAGTATTGTTTATAGATATAAATATGTTAATTAAACAAAAAAACCCTAATCAAATGATTAGGGTTTTATATTTAATTTTTTTTATTCTTAAAATTAAAAAATTTATTATTTTCAAAATTATTATTTATAATTTTTTCAGTCAATAATTCTAACTTATTTTTTATATCATCAGAAGTTATCGATATTTCTGTGTGTAGAAATAGTGTTAATTCACAACACATAAAACTACTTTTACCATACCTAATACCAGATTCCCTAATATCTAAATCTACAATAGTCCTATAACCATCAAATAAACAGTCTTTATCATCTTTAAAAAGATTGAATGAACTTTGTCTCACATTCTTATTTAAATTTCGTATTACTTGGTTATAATTTATATTTTCTTCTTCTATAGGTTTAACCCATGAAGATATTGTTATGTAAATCGCTTTTGGATTCTTATTATTAACACTCCCAAAGACTACGTTATAGTTTTTAAATTTATTTGTTTTAATTTCTTTTCCAGTTTTCATATCTAATATTTTATTCAAATATAAATAAAATCCAGGTAATAGTCAATAGGTTTAAATAGATTTTATTTCTTTAAAGAACTTCTTAAATCAACCAATTTAGAAATATTTTTAATGTAATCTTCATTTATTTCTTTTTTATCATTCAACAATTTATCTTTAACTCGTAATAATTTATCTTTAGCTTCTAAATTAGATTCCTCAAGTCGTTCATCGATTAACTCAATACACTCTCTAAGTGTTTTTGAATAAACTTCTTTTTTCTTTGTGTCATCAGATTCAATAAGTGTTTTTAACACTTCTTTGTCAGACTCATTTAAATCAGCATACCTCTCATTATATTTATCAACCATAATTGCAGACAACATACTATTTGGCAGTTCAACACTTTCACTTACTTCTTTTTCTTTGTTATTAATAATGTAATCAACAATAAATGATTTAGCCTCTAGAATTGTATCAATATTCCTAGGTGTTTTAGGTGTGAATATCAAAGTAGTTATATTCTCATGTAATTCTTTTTTATCATAATCATAATCTTTTTCAAATACGATATTCTCAATTAATTTTTTGTTAACAATTAAAATATCTTTTGTATTATATTTTGAAATTATACCCATACATTCATCAACAAAACACTTTGCTTTTGATTCATTGATTTCTACTTTATTTTCAATTATATTATAAACCAAGAATTGATTCTTCAAAGCTTCGTTTTCTTTAATTATTTTTACATAAGATTTGAATAAATCTTTTTTAACCTTGTTTTTAGTAACAACGCTTTCAACCAATATTTCGTTGTAAGCGTTTTTAATTTTACCAAAGTTTTGAACCGTTTTTGTAATATCTATTTTAGTCATTTTGTTTTTTAATTATAAATATCTTATTTTACATATAAAACTATTATTCATCCAACATTTTATCAATATCACCAATCATACCATCGATGTCTTTATTTATTTTTAAATTTTTATTGTAAATTTTAATATTAGAAACCTTTTTAGTTTTGTCTGGTTTAATTGTTTCAACTAAAGCATCAACAAATCTATTTTTATACTTATTTGTTCTTTTATTTAAATCCCCAACCAATACTTCTTTTCTTTCAGTTAATAATTTTTCTACTTTTTTTAGAGACTCAGCAACTGTTTCAGGTTCTGCATCTACTTCTAAACCACCTTCAGTGTCTATCGCACCTTCTTCTGGTACACCTTCTTCACCTTCAGCATCAGATTCATCACCGAAATCTAGGTCTTCACCACCCATTCCTCCACCTCCGAAGCCTCCACCTCCACCAGCACCAGAGTCACCACCTTCTTCACCTTCACCAGAACCACCACCATTTAACGCAACATCAAAGTCGCCATAAATTCTATCAACACTATCAAACATGCCAGTATGTTTGATAACAGCAGCAGTATTCGCCAATTCAGCAGAAGCAGCTTTCTCCATACGTTGTTCAAGTAAATCTTGTTTTATTTCATCATCAGACCAACCCATAATTTCTCTGTGTGCTCGTGTCCATGACATAACACCAAACCCAGTTCCAATATCAGACACAGCATCTTTAAGAAGACTAACTTTAAGTTGTAAATGTTCAACTTTTAACATTTCAGCTTGTGTTGATGGATTGTTAAGTGTAAGTGTGAAATTATCTAAATCATCCTCAAAACCTAAAAGATATAAGTGTATGATAGCTATCTTGTTTAATTCTTGAAGAATTGATTGTTGAATTCTATTTATTGTTCTAGAAAAACGAATATCTTGAATAGCTAAATTTTTACCATCACCAGTAGCATCATCAAAACCTAAAAACGGCTTAGGTACACGTAATGCTGTAAATAAATTACTTCTTAGATATTCAATATCAGCAATTTGGTCTAAGTTTGATGCACCTGGCAAGGTATCTATTGGATTCGGTGCATTTTCATCCCTTACTGGTATAAAGAAATCTTGGTCATTTGCTAATTGATTATAACGTAAATCAATTTGACCAGTTTGCGGGTCAACAATAGGCATACGTTTGAATCTATCAGCAATAGCGTTCACATATGGTTCAACATCAGCATCATCAATATTACCTACAAATATTTTATATACACGTCTTTCTGGGGCTCTAGTTACACGATAAACAAGCATACTATCCTCTGATAGCAATAACTGTTTCCAAATACGTCTAGCTTTCTCTAAAACACTATTATGTACAACTATATTATTTGCATAAAAATTGTGGTTTTCATTTTCAACATAAATATCATAGGTTTCAAATTCGCCAATTGATTCAATACTTTGAATAGGTTCTAAAACATACTCATAATTTAAACGACCATTTATGTCGTTAACAATCATTTGATTTAAATTTTTATCAAAAAAAGTAATCATGTGTGATTCTTTAACCTTTTTTATCTGTCTACCATCAATAATTGGGTTTTTTCTAATTCTACTTCGAATAGAACCAGATTTATAACCAATTCTTTGTAATAAAATTTTTAAATCTTCAATTAATGGTTTATTATTCAATTCAATATGAATTGCTATTGTCCATTTATCTTTAGTTATCCATCCATCAGCATCTATTAAACCAGAAACAAAAGCTTTTTGGAAGTCTGTATCCATCTCAAAAACCCATTTAGGTATTCTTTTTTCATAAGATTTACCATTAAAACCTAAACGTTCTAAAATTGTTTTTAATAATTTAGAATGACATTTAGCTTGGTTATTCTTACGAATTATTTTTTTACCACTATATTTTTCCAAAAGATTAATGTAAAAATTATTGGTTTGCTCATCAATACCTAAAGCAAAATCAACACTACTATTATGTTTAGGAATCCACCCATCACCAATTAAAAAACCGAACAATTGTGCTATTTCCTCATTAACATAATCGGGTATCAAATCAATATTATTAAACCATCCATTTTTATTATCTATTGGTGTTGTTTTATCTATTTTTATTAATTTATTTGTTTTTTCTTTTTGGTTAATAACTAATAAATCGCCTAATTTTAATTCTTTTACATTTTTATAAATAAATTCACCAGATTTTAATGCAACTAAAATTCTATGTTCCTTACTCGCATCAATAAAATTATGTCTAGTTGAAATTTTAAAAACTTCCTTGGTGCCAGACATGATTTTATCTAATATTGGTGACAACTCTTTTTCTTGTGTTTTAGTATTGAAAGACCAAACGTTTGTACCAACCTCAATTTTAGAAATCTCTTCAACACCAAATTCAGTGTTAACTCTAGTATCACCCTTTAAGCAAGTTCCGTAAGGTAAACGCCTATCATCACCCAACAATCTAAAGTGAGCAATTTGCCAAGAATTAAATTCAACATCACGACCTCTCCAAAAGAATTTAACTTTATCGCCAGCCGAAATTTCTTCATCTTGTAATTCTCTACCAGAAATCATATCAAATAAACCAGATTCTCTCCTTTCCATCTCGTAATTAGGCATTTGTTTTGTACCAATGATACCATTGTTCGCATCAATATTTAAATAAACAAAATTATCACCGTATTTACAGTTGGACAAAAATACACCAGAAGTTCTTGAGTATAAACCAGTTATGTCTTTACCTAACACTGGAAAGTTGTGTCTATCATGTTCACCGTTAGGCCCAACAGCTTCTAAACAATACACATCAGATGTTTCGTTTAATTTAATAACTGAAACTACTTTATGATTTAATAAAGGTTTTTCTTTTGTTTTACCTAAATAAATAGATTTTGCTTTTATATAAGCTTTATCTAATATTAAATTTGGTTTTATTGATAAGACAAAATCAAAATAGTTTTGATTTGTTTTTCTGAAAATAACTTTATTAAGTGTTGTTGGGTTAATTGATTTTTTTATATCTTTTCTTAATAAATAATTAAATTTAAAAAGTTGAATAAAATCATCATCATTTTTAAGTAATTCTGATAATTTATTAATATCAATATAATTTTCAGAATTTTTTATGATATTTGAAATATAAGTTAAACATTCATCAGTTATAACTATAGTCATACCTTTCTTTGTTTTTTCGATAAACTCATCAGAATTCCAATTAGTCAACATTTTCTCAGAACGAATTTCGTTATGTTCTGTGTGTAACTCAGAATTATTATATTGTTTAAAATATTTAGGGTAAATACCAGACATTTCTTTAGATAAACGTTCTTTTCTTTTATCTGACCTTAAATACCTATCAATACCTTCCATTCTTTTTTTAATAACTTCTGGTGACCCTAATATTTTATCAAAATGTTCTATGTGTAATTTAAAATGGTCTGAATGTGTCATTCTAATTAAATTACTAGGATTATTATTTAATTTATTAAAATCATTATGGTGTGTATCAAACTGACAACCAATGGATGTTTCATATACTAAATCCCTAACACATTCATGTGCAACTAAAGAATGTGTGAATTTATATTTAGTAGTACTAGGGTTATATATTTTTTCATAACCAACGATACAATCTTTTTTCTTTTCACTTTTTCTAGTATAAAAAGGCATCAAAGATTGTCCTTCAGTTAAAGCGTCAGCTCGTTTATATGAACCATCTCTAAGCATATATTCATGGTCTGGTGTTGTATCGATATACGTACCATCATCCAATGTAACCCTTATTAATTCACTATCTTTTCTAGTAAGGTCACACCATATAATTTTACTAGGCACAATTGCTTTAGTACCATCTTGTATTGCATAAGACCAAATTTCCTCACCATTTTTTACTCTATTAGAAAGTTCTTTAATAGTAACTTCAGTACCATCTAATAATGGTATGATACTATCTTCTCTAATAGGTGTATTTCTAGTCCACATCGGCCCAGAAGTGTGGAAATCTAATCTATTGAAAAATAAATCTTCTAATATTGTTTTTACTCGTTTACTGTCAGAGTAAATATTAAGCATTTTACCTTGGTCGTTTAGAGTAGTCGATTCCTCCATCATAACGTCTAATGCCGCTGCAATTGTAGGATAAAACTCCATAGCTTCGAAATCGGCATATGAACCAATACGAGTTGTTTCATAGTTTATAGATTGTTGGAATAAACCACTTTCAACTTTCTTCCAAACGGAGCCTAAATATTTGTTTTGTTGTGCTTGTAATTTAGCTGTTTCATATTCAGCTTTATTATCTGTTTTCAATAACTCACCACTACCAATATTGTAACGTTGTGTTGATGGTTGTTGTTGTTTTGGTTTTATCCCGTCAGGACTAATAACTTGACCTAATTTTTGAAATATAGTTAAATTTTTATTTGCCATAATTTTTATTTTAAATATAATGTTTTAATTAATAAATTAAATAGTTATTCAACATAATCACACTCCACATATGCAAAATGAGCTTGTTTTGAATTTACCACTTCTAAATTATATACATATGTAGTTATCCAATCTTGACCTTGCGAACCAGAAATTGCATCACAATAAAATGGTCGTTGATTTTGTTTGTTATTTGATTTGTTTTTTGAAAAATTGTTAGGTGTTGGTGACCATTTATATAACAACCCACCAACACTTTTTTGTATAAATACTTTATTACTTAATGCCATTATTTTATTTTTTTTTATCTTTTTCCAAACAACCAAGAGTATTCACCCCTAGGGTCTTGAACATTTTTGTATGCACTATGATTTGGATTTATTTTTTTCTCAATTTGCTTTGTTTCTGGGTTTATAGTTGTTACCGTTGACGATGGGTTTGATGTCGATAACCAACTAGACAATATTGCCTTTGTTTGTTTTTCTAATCTTTCTAAATTTTTAAAAGAATGTTCCATTACCCATAAAGCCATCCCCAACGACATAATTAAATCATCATGATAACCTTCCATGTGGTCTGGTCTACCATTCTTATATATAAATGTTTTCATTTCAGAAATTAATCTACTAGAACGTATCTTAATACCGTTTGTTCTAATTTTATATTCTAGATTAGAAATCATTGGTAAACGTACATTGGTCGCATGAAACCCAGGTATTTTATTTTGTTTATTATATGAAGTTAATTCTCTTTGTCTAGCAGAAAGAATCTTACCATTTGTGTCATCATAATGCAAGTGTTTATATTCAAATTCAAGCAGTTTCAACACAGTTGAAACACCCATTCCACCAGTAACATCGACCACTGAATAAGCTTTATATAAATTACCGTACTCCTCAACTATCTGAGCTAATAAATCTGGTTGAATTTTACCTTGATACTCCATTACTTGTTCCATAGTAGTGAAATCCACGATAACAATAGTTGAAGAATCTTCACCATCACCTCTTGAAACGTCAATTCCAGCAATGTATTGATGTCCCTCTTTTGGTTCCTCCCAAACCCATATCTCTTGTTCTAAACCAGCAGTATATTTAGGTTCTTTTACATTGTTCTTTTCATGAAATTCAATATATTCTTCATTTATTACGTTACCCCCAGAACCAATAAATGATACGTCAAGCTCTTGAGCAATCATTTTGGCATCGTTGTTCATACCCATACACATCTGCTCATACCATGTAGATGTAGGTTTCCAACCATCTTCAATTTTTTTAGTATAAGATTCGAAAGTAAATTCGTATTCTCTTTCTACTTGGTCATCTTTTAACCAACTTAAATCTTTATTATAACGTAAATCTTCATACCATTTCATTTCAACAATGTTGAAGTTATTCTTTTTATTTTTAGCTTGGTCATAAGTTTTATAATACAAACTATCCATTCCATTTGGGGTTTGGTGACCTAAAATTCCATTATATATTACTGAATGACACCAAAAATCAGTTTCATCATTTGGTAATGAAAAATCATACGTTTTATTTTTTGAGTGACTTATATTTTTTATTTTTTCCCATTTCCCATTTAACAATAGTATTTTATCAATATTATATTGACCCAAATCAAGTAATAATACATTTTCAAAATAGTTGATAAACTTTATAAATTTATTTTTATTTAAATCATATGTTTTGTTTTTTAAAGATAAATGTAAATCATTAACTTTTAAACCAGTCCCAGATAATTTTCTAACTAAATTGAAATCATCAATAATCTCTCTAATAATTCGTTTACCATTTGGTATAAATTCAGATTGGTTATCATTATTAAAAATAGGTAGAGATAAACTTTTATTTTGTTTTCGCTTAAACCTAAAACCAATTAAATCGTAATATTTTTTTGCATTATTTGATATAGCTGAAATCCTATAAAAATTACTAGTAACTTTAACTTTTTTAGTTATAGGTGTAACACCTTCATTATAATCTGTCAAAATACCAAAATTAAGGAATAACATTCTTATCTGCTCAACCAATCGTTTAGAAGACATATTAATACCTATTCTACCACGAACAGAATCACTATAACCATCACCATCCATAATACCTTGTAACATAGCGATTATATTCTCTCTAGACATTTTTAATAATCTAGATGGTATTATTTTTTCATTTGCTTTTTTAGTTAAATCAAAACCTAAATGTTCTAACAAACCACCTAAATATTTTGAACCAATAGTGTAGTGTAAATTATCATGAGATGAATACTTAAAACCACAGTTAGTTATTGCTTCGCTAACATCGTCACCACAAGTTATTGTTATACTAGTACCTATATGGTTATTATTTTTATCTATTGTTTTATAAACAGAACCTTCAGAAATATATAACCCAATCAAATAAGCTAAATCAGTAGTTATTTTAGTGAATTTCTCATTTGGTATATTGTGCTCTTTATTCGATTCTTTATATTCAAAACCAATTTCATCATAATTACCCCATAACTCAAAACCAGATTGTATATTAATGTAATCACCTTCATTTAACTGTGACATTTCATACCAATCAAATTTGTTTTCAATTTTAGAATAACACCATAATTTATGTGTGTGTGTACCCTCTATACTACCAGAAGTTGATTCTAATTTAATAGTTTCTTGTAACCCATTATTAACAAATAAATTAGAAGTTCTTGTTTTAAATAACCCTTGAATTGAATAATCTTGAATATTATAACCTAAGTTTGGGTTATCACCCTTAGATTCATCAATGAATTCAGAAACTTCTTTAACACCTTCATTGGTAAAAACAAACGTATCTTTTGTTACACATGAAATAAGTGTTGCTCTACCCCCAGTGTTATGACTAACTACACCATTTGATATGAATGAATTAGTTTCTGGTACATGTAAATCATATGTATAGTCTTCACTATTAGTTATTTCAATTATCTCATCAATATAATATTTATTATTATATTTTATTTGTTCAGATAAAAATAATAATTCTTCATCGTTAGGTAAGTTAAGTATTAGACGATTTAATGACTCATAACTTAACCTCTCATATTTTGAACCCCAAAAACGTTCTAAGAACCTAAACTTAGATTTGGTCACCCCATTTTTTTTTAAAATTTTTAGAATAGTTTCTTGAGAAACACTAATAAATCTACTATTTAATTTTTTACCAATTAAATATTGTCTATTTTTCTGTTTTCTATCCAACCTAAAACCTATCTCATCATAAAAC